ATGACGTTCACCTTCTTGACCAGTACCTACACCTACATTAACTGTCATGTCCATGCCTGTATTCCATACCCTAGGGTCAATTGGTTGAAATTGTCCGTTTAAACGCATCATAGTCTCTTCACAGCTATTTTCTACTAGAAGCTCTAGCATTAGCTTAAATAAACGTTTCATACCGCCCTCGGCAATATTTCGAGCCATTACTTCAATCTGTGCTGAACCTTGTTGAGCCTGTAATCTTGCGGCTGTAGCTGAAGTATTTTGTAGAGCGTCAGGGTCTAATCCCATAGAAGCTTTTGTTACTCCAGTTTTGCCTTCAATAGCCATGTCTAAGTATTGCATTGCTGTTAAAACTTGACCAGCTACAAATGGTGTTGCAATATCTACTAAAGCGGCTGGAGATTTCATTCTCACTAATCCGCCTATCTCATTGTTCATTAAATCGTCTACATTAACCTGTCCTTGTACATAACCCTGTCTAGGAGAGTTTGTTAACGCTACGTTGTCCATCATTCCTCTAAGCATCGCTGTAGAAGAGTCTTGGTCATTCATAATTAAGTCTGCAACACTTCTACCAAAGAATGTGTGTGGTTCAGGGTCTATTTCAAATATTGCAAATGGCACTTCACCGTAAGGTTCACACTCTAATACTTCGTTTTCACCACCAGCCATTAAAATTCTGTACATCATAGCAATGCCTGTACCTTCTTTATCAATCTTCATGTACGCTTCAGTAACTTGTACTTGTTTCATTGAAACATCTGATATGTTCTCTTCGTCTTCTTGTTCGTAACCCATGCGTTCAAATTGTTCTGTGTCTGTGTATGTACTGTCAGAGCTTAATCCGGATAATTCAGATACTTGCTCAAAGTCATACCCCATTGACACTAAATCACTTACACGCATCTCAGTCTTGTGCGCTACTATATAAGCATCTGTTACACTCTTTGCGTTTCTATCTACAAGAAACTCTTCAGGTGGCACGCCTTCAATTTTTAGCTCACCTTGTTTTTTTAGATAACTTACTTTTAAAGAATGCTTTTCTTGTTCAATTTGCATGCCTGTTTCGTCAGTCATCATTCCCATTTCAGTAGAATGCTCAATAACTTCTACATTATCTTCATTAACAATTGCTGATAATTCTTCTTCTGTTACATTAGTATATGAGCGTATTTCTGCGTCAGTTGTGTCTTCCCACCAAATCTTTAAAACACCTGTTTTCTTGACTAAGGCATCATGTATTGCATCATTTAAAAGTTTATAGCCATCTAGTTGTTGAAACTTCCAATGAGCGTATTTAGTTGCTTGTTCTGCATTACTAACATCTTCTTGGTTAGTTGGAACAAACTCTACAGGGTTCTCTGAAGACAAAAACACACGCATTAGACTTGGCTTGATTGCTCTTATTGTGTCTCTTACTTTTGTAGCAACAATCTTAGAGCGACCATCTTCTTGACCTATGTCAACTTCACCCTCAAAATAACGCTGAGATTTAATACGGTCTTGAGATATTTCGCTTTCAATAAAAGAAGTTGCACCACTTAACGCGTCTGATACTATGTCTTGAACTTCATCATCTGTCATTTTTTTAAGCTTCATTGTGCTAATGCCTCTGTCTGATTAATTATGTAGGTAGGTTCTTTATTATAAGTGTCTCGAATCTCTCTACCCTTTGTTGCCGCACCAGTTATAAATTGTAAATTGATTCCTGAATACATAAAATTAGCTAAGTATTCAATATCTGCCATTGTTTGGTCACCATTTTTAATTGCTTTATAAACTGCCTTTAATTGTGCTATTGCCGCAGACCCTCTTTGTGCTGTCATTGCATTAGCTAATTCTTTCATTATAAGCTTTTTATGTTTTGCTGATATAGCGTCAGTTTCATTTATTCTTTGAATAATTTTTCTTGTAGCTTCTATTCCTCTACCTTCAGCTAGTGTTTGTCTAATTGACGCGGCTTCATTTGTTATGTCTTCAATGTTTTGGTTTACATTTGCACGTATAGCTGTTTTACTGTTTTCTGCTACAGATATTCTGAGCTTAATTGCTACTTCTGCTTTGTCTAAATCTTTAACTATGTTTTTGTAACCTTTAGGTGTCAATACTAGTTCTAAAATTTGTCTGTTGTCTCTAGAGGATAGCATTTTCCACATTTCATCTAATTCTTTAGAGTCCGGCATTCTTGATGGCGTAGGCTTCATCTTGCCAATAATTCTTTCTAGATGAGCGCGCATGCCCATTCTTGCCATTTCTTTTTCTGCGTCTCCAGCATCTCTTAATACTCTAGCTACTGCTTGAGGTGAGTAACCCTCATCTAACATTTTATAACCTTGCTCTAAAGCATTTTCACGTGTTATTTTATCTTGTCCTAATTTAACTGCTTTAGCATAATCAGGATTAGCATTTTTTAAGGCGTTAGATAAAGTGTATCTTAAATCTAAAGCGTCTTTTGCACGTTGACTAAGACCCGGTAATAATTCGTTTGGTCTAGGAACACCCGGAGAATTGTAGGCAATATCACTAAGACCACGTTTAATGTAATCAAGCTGTTTCATTGTAGGTACATCTACTAGCGTTAAGATTTCATCGCCATTGGCTTTAACGCCACGATTAAAAGCTAATTCAGTTACATCATCACCACTTTTTTTAATTGATTGATTAATACCGCTTAATATTTCTGTAAGAACATTTTCATCAATATCATCTAACGCTTGTTGTACTGCTTTACCTTCATCAGTTAAATAATCAATTTTGTTAGCGTATGCCTTGTTATATGCTTTGTTTCTAGCTGGACGAGACTCTTTAGCCGCTTTTTCTGCTATTTCTTTCGGGTCTGCTTTTATATTATTAAAAGGTTTGTCCATAAATGGTAAATCAGCTACATTCTGATTTAGTGACTTATCAAGCATAAGAAAATTTTCACCCATTCTAGCTTTTAATGCTTCACTAACTTGTTTTGAAGTTCCACCACCTGACGCCGCAACAGCATCTAAAATTACTTGAGTAGCTACATCTGCATCCGCAAGCATCGCTCCAGTTTCTGTACTTGTGCCACCTCTATTTAGATTTCCAACCATATCTTCTAATGTAGCGCCTGTATCTTTAATTGTTTCTTTTATGATTTGGGCGGCTTCTTTACTTATAACAAACAATGATGCTATTGTTTCTGTGCTTTTATCTTTTAAACCATTAGCTATTCTGCTAAATGCCCATGATAATGGCATAATTGCTAGGTTAGCTCCAGCTCCTAATGCCGCGCCCATAATTCCTTGGTTCATTGCTTCCTCAACTCTACCACCATCTTCACCAGCGCCATAGCCATACAAAGTACCTTCAGCACCGCCTATTGCCGCGCCAGTACCAAATAATGTAACAGCTTTCCAAGTTCTTGGTAAATTACCAATCCATTTGTATAATTTTTGTGCCACTTTAGTTGAACCACCTAAGTAACCAGTAACTAAACCACCAGCAACATTAGCGGCAATAGAACTTTTAGGATACGCAAGGTCAAAATTTGCATCTAATGCTTTTGATTTAGCCGCAATTTCATCGCCAGTCATTAATAAGTTGTTGTTGCTAGACATATCACCATCTTCAAATGTATTTTGAGTATATGGCATTGACCTATTAGCTTGTTGATATAACCAGTTTACACCATCATTTGCCGCGCCTAATGCTTCGTCTCGGTAACTTCCTACACCAAGACTCCCTTCTACAACGTTTCCAGATAATCCAGTTAAATAATTTTGTACACCGCCTTCTCCTTGAAAATTTAGTTTTGCTTGAACTCTTGCGTAGACTTCTGCCGGATGTTCTGTATCTTGTCCTTGTGATAATGCCATAGCCGCCGCTACAACTTCTTCATTATTTGAAACAATACGGTTTATTTGGTCAACATACTCAGTAACTCCACTTGCGTTTTGTACGACTAGTTGACCCGGCTCAAGTGTGGCTAAAACTTGTTGTTGGGGTCTTGTTTGCTGAGTTATATTTTCTGCGGCTGTAGGCTCGCGTATAACACCATCATTAGCTAATGGTTGCTCCATTGTTACATCAACATTACCTAAACCTTCATCAATAACCATTGCTTCATTAATTTGGCTTTGTGGTGTTACAACATCTTGTATGTTTCCATCCGGGTAAAGCTCTCGTATAAGATTAGCAAGTTCATTTGCATCTTCTACGTTACCAGCTTGGTCTGCTGAGTTTAAAGCTTGTAAAAGTTGTGCTAATGTTGGAGTTTCCATATTATTGATTACTCTGTTGAGTTTTATATTTATCTAACAAGTAATTTGCTCTATCTATAGATATTGTATCTTCTAATAGAGGTGGTGTGTAAACAGGTAAAGGTTCATATACTGCACGCGTTAATTTTTTCCCAAACTTTTGGTAGTTATCAAAATAACCACCATCAAATTTAGCATTGTAGTCATCAAGAACCATTCTTGAATATTTACGTCTGTAGTAAGTCATTTGTTCTAAAGCGGCTTTAGTCATTTTCTGTTCACCAGTCATAACTCTAATTAAAAAGTCTCTTTCTGCTGGTGTATCAATACCACGTGCGCCAATTCCAAGAATATTTATCATACCAAATACATCACTACCCAATAATGCTTCTAAGATTTGTGTGTCTGTTGCTGATGCATAAGCTTCTTTACTACCAGTAAATTGAGCTAATAATTCGTCTGCTCTTTGTTTCAACCCTTGTAAAGCACCTAGATTCGGGTCACCTTTTTGTATGACAGCAAGTATTCTATCTAATTTAATAATTGCTTTCTTTGCGGCGCGCATATCCATAACTTCTTTTTGGTCTGATGCCGCTAACTCTTTTTGTAATGCATCACCGTACGATTTTTGGCTTACCTCTTCATTTTCACCTAAGTTATTATTAACTGTTACACCACTTGATTGTCCATACTTTAAGAAGAACTCTTTATATTCAGGTGTGCCTCGTACTAGACCAGCTTCTTGCGCTCTGTAATCCATTTTTCTAATTTCCGGTGTCTTACCATCGTCAGGCTGTACACCAGTTATTAGTGCAAGTTGTCTATCCGCTAATTCACCCGGTTTCATACCATTTGTTTCAGCAAATAAAGTTAAATTTTGCATATCTTCTTGAAATTTTGTTTGTTCTTCTTTAGGTATTCCAAGCAATGCCATCATATGCGGCGTTAATGTTCCAGCTTTTTCCATTTCTAGGTACATATCGCGCGCTACTTCAAAATCATTCTTAGTAACAGATATTCCTAATGCATTTTCTGTACCAAATTGACGTTGCTCATCAGTAAGACCGTAAGGGTTTTCAGGGTCGTTAAATATGCCAAGTAATTCTTGGGTTTTACTTACTGTAGGTTTTTTCATTGCTTCTTTTATAGCATCACCCGGTGGAAGAACACCTTGCCTAACTAAATCTACTAAATCAACTCTACCATTTGGGTATGCTTCTGTTTTCATATTTAAAAGAGCATTTACAGCGTTTGTTCTTGCGGCTTTAGAGCTTTTGTCTTTATCCATAGCGGCAAGTCTTGATTCAAAGTTAGCCGCCATTCTATCATCAGGCTCAAAACGTAATGTGTTAAAGCTTTGCCCCATTTTGTAGACTTGTTCTCGGCTCATACCCTTAAACATTTGATTGCTTACATTAGTCATTACGTTGCCTAGACCCATACCCATACCGTTTCCAGTATCACCACCACCGGAATGTGATGCTCCGGGCATTACTGTGCCATCAGGCATTGTGTGTGTAGCCTGTTCTTGTTCCTCATCACCACCAAAAAGCATACTCATTAAGCCTGTAGCTCTGTCACCTAGTCCAGCCATTACGCGCCTCCTGAATAGCTATTTGTCATTGCTGTTAAGTAGTCAAATATTCCATTTTGTTTAGTCTCTTGTTTTGTAGTAGTGCCAACGTTAGGAGTTTGTCCAAGTGCTTGGTTGACATAACCTATACCTTGCGCTCCATGATTTTGAAATCCTTGGAACTGAGCTTGAGCCGCTTGCATTAGAGCTTGTTGCATTGCTTGTTGCTGTGCGCCTTGCTGTGCTAAGTTATTGTTAACTTGTTGACCCATACCAAAACCAAGATTAGATAATTGACCTAATTGATTAGCCGCTCCAAGTCTAAGTTGGTTTCCTTGTAGTCCAGCGTTTTGATTTGCCAATGAAGCTTGCAACTGGTTTTGTATGTCTTGCATACCAGCAGATTGGTTAGCCATTTGTCCTTGCATATTGTATTGCTGA